GGCTTTCTATGCTCGGTGGTGGTGTGGGTATTGGTTTTGGTATTCGTTCTGCCGATGATAAGTCTACAGGGGTTATGCCGCATCTTAAAATGTATGATGCTTCTTCTTTGGCGTATCGTCAAGGTCGTACTCGTCGTGGTTCTTATGCCGCCTATCTTGATATTAGCCATCCCGATATTATTAATTTTCTCGAGATGAGAAAGCCAACTGGCGATCAGAACATGCGAACTCTAAACATGCACCATGGGGTAAATATACCTGATGCGTTCATGGAAATTATTGAGAAATCCATGATCGATCCAAACTTTGATGATTCATGGGATCTGGTTGATCCAACTGGTAAGGATGTTCGTGAAACAGTATCATCAAAACAATTATGGCAAAAATTGTTAGAACTTCGTATGACTACTGGTGAACCCTATATTCACTTTATTGATGAATCAAACCGTAAGATGCCACAACATCTTAAAGATCTTGGTTTAAAAATACATCAATCAAACCTATGTTCTGAAATTATTTTACCAACCAATGAGAAGCGCACTGCTGTTTGTTGCCTGTCATCATTGAATCTTGAATATTATGATGAGTGGAAAGATGATAAATTATTCCTTAAAGATGTTGCAGAAATGTTGGACAATGTACTTCAGTATTTCATTGACAATGCTCCTTCTACTATTGCTCGTGCCAAGTATAGTGCCCAGCGTGAGCGTTCGATTGGTATTGGGGCTTTGGGTTGGCATGCTTATTTGCAAAGGAATAACATTCCTTGGGAATCGTCAATGGCTGTCGGTAGAAACAAACAAATCTTCAAGACAATTAGAAAAGGATTAGATGATGCTAATATTCAACTCGGCAAAGAACGGGGTGAGGCTCCTGACGCTGTGGGCACTGGTTTTCGTTTTAGTCATGTTATGGCCATTGCTCCTAATGCTAGTTCTTCCATTCTTATGGGTAATACTAGCCCTAGCATTGAACCTTATCGGGCTAATGCTTACCGTCAAGATACTTTGTCAGGTTCTCACTTAAATAAAAACAGATGGCTAGATGTTATTATTCAGAAAGCCTCAGCGGAACACAAAGAAGGTTGGGCTGATGATGTTTGGTCGTCTATAATTGCCAACGATGGTTCTGTGCAACACTTAGACTGGATGGATGATTGGACAAAAGATGTATTCAAAACATCAATGGAAATTGATCAACGATGGGTTGTACAGCACGCTGCTGATCGTCAGGAATATATTGACCAAGCACAATCACTAAATGTATTCTTCCGTCCAGACAGTCACATTAAATATATTCACGCTGTTCACTTTATGGCATGGAAATTAAAACTTAAGACTATGTACTACTGCCGGAGCGATAAGATTGCCAAAGCTGATAAGGTATCAAAACGTATTGAACGTGAGATCATCAAGGAAATTAATCTTCATGATCTAGCCGAAGGTAATGAATGTCTGGCTTGCGAGGGATAATATGGACGCTTACGACTTGACATGGAAGATAAAAGGATTATGGGCTGAAAATGTTGAGAAGCAAAGTGGATTGGGAATGGCATCAAAATCTGGTATGAAAGTAGTAATAAACACCCCAGAAGGTTATCGACAAGTTGTCGGTGCCATCTGGAATAAAGAACTAAATTCAATAGAACTTGTTCTAGACAAGGAATAAAATGGTAACTAAAGTAAAAACAAGATTAACAGATACAAGAGATTCATTCAAACCATTTAACTACCCATGGGCATATGATGCTTGGTTGAAACATGAACAGGCACATTGGTTGCATTCAGAAGTTCCAATGGCAGAAGATGTTAAAGATTGGAAAAAGAAATTAACTTCTGAAGAAAAAACTTTCCTCACCAACATCTTCAGATTCTTCACTCAAGGAGACATCGATGTGGCAGGTGGATATGTTAATAACTATCTACCTTACTTCCCACAACCTGAAGTTCGTATGATGTTGATGGGATTTGCCGCCCGTGAAGCATTACACATTGCTGCATATTCTCACCTTATCGAAACATTGGGTTTACCAGAATCTACTTACAATCAATTTCTTGAATACCAAGAGATGAAAGATAAGCATGACTATGTGCTTGACCTTTCCAGTCGCAATGGTACTGTGGCTAGTACTGCCGAGCATATTGCTGTTTTCAGTGCCTTTACTGAAGGCATGCAGCTTTTCAGTTCTTTTATCATGCTTCTTAATTTCCCTCGCCATGGTTTGATGAAGGGTATGGGGCAAATTGTTACTTGGTCTATTGCCGATGAAACAATCCATGCTGAGTCTATGATTAAGTTATTCCGTGAGTATGTCAAAGAGAATCCAGAAATTTGGAATGATGAACTGAAAGGTAAAATTTATACTATCGCTGAGAAGATGGTTGAACTTGAAGATAAGTTTATTGACTTATGCTATCATGATGGTGACATGAGAGAGTTGTCGTCAGAAGATGTCAAGAAATACATTCGTTATATTGCCGATCGCAGGCTTATCTCGCTTGGTATGAAGGGTATTTTTAAAGTCAAAAGGAATCCACTACCGTGGGTTGAAGAAATGATTAATGCTCCGATTCATGGTAACTTCTTTGAGAATCGTGTTACCGACTATGCTAAAGGTGCATTGTCTGGTGACTGGGGTGATGTTTGGGGGAAAGCAGCATAATGGCAACAAGACATTTCGAGTGTGAAACTTGCAACGCTAGAGGTAAAGTTATCCTAAAAGGAGATGATCATCGATTAGAGGACATCGTATATTGTCCTGTATGTTCAGCAGACATATACGAAGAAGAAGAAATTGATGACGATGAGTAATAGATGGCTAAATAGTTCACTATGTGGACATTTAATCATCAACTTATTGAAGAATTACCAGAAGACTGTGTTGGGTTTGTATATCAAATTACAAACCTGACGACCAACCGCAAGTACATTGGTAAGAAGCTGGCCAAGTTTTCTAAAACAACATACAAGACAGTTACTCTGAAGAACGGTACTAAGAAAAAGAAAAAAATCAAAAGTAAAGTTGATTCAGACTGGCTTAAATATTATGGATCAAGCATAGAATTAAATAAAGATGTCGAAACTCTCGGTGAAGAACAATTCACTCGGGAGATTTTGTATTTCTGTAGATCGAAGGCAGAGTGTTCCTATATTGAAGCAAGGGAACAATTTACAAGAAGAGTGTTGGAAAGTGATGAATATTACAACGGGCAAATCTCGGTAAGAGTGCACGGTTCACACATAAAGGGGAAGATATGATATACTTGTTATATTTTACAGCAATAATTCTATCAGCTGTTTCTGCTTATTATTCAATAGCAGGGCTGGCAGCTATTTTTGCAGCAGCAATGATACCAATTGTAGTGATGGGTGGTGTTCTTGAGTTCGCCAAGCTAGTTGTTGCTTCTTGGTTGTTTAGATCATGGAAAACTATTCCGTGGTTGATGAAAACCTATTTTACATTTGCGCTTGTTGTTCTGATGGCGCTAACATCGATGGGAATTTTCGGGTTCTTATCAAAGGCTCATTTGGATCAGGGTGTCCCAACAAGCGACGTTTCAGCAAAGATTGCAATCATCGATGAGAAGGTTAAAACTGAAAGGGAAAATATTGAGAGTTCCCGCAAAGCATTGAAGCAGATGGATGCTACTATTGATGAAACTATTTCTCGTAGTAAAACAGATCAAGGTGCTGTAAACGCCAATGCTATGCGTACCCGTCAGGCAAAAGAAAGAACACAAATACAATCTGACATCACAAAGGCTCAAGGCGAGATCGCTAAACTAAATATTGAACGTGCTCCGATTGCCTCAGAGCTTCGTAAAGTTGAGGCTGAAGTTGGACCTATTAAATACATAGCAGCACTTGTATATGGAGACAATCCAGATCAAACGATTTTAGAGAAGGCAGTCAGAATTGTCATAATTATGATTGTCACTGTTTTTGACCCACTAGCAGTTTTATTATTAATGGCAGCTGGTATACCAACCAAAAGGAAAGAAAATGACACAACAGATAGATCCGAAGGCACAACAATTCAAGAGTCAACCAGTGAAGAAAAAAACAACAGCGAAGCGCAAGCCACGCCAAACGTCATCAAACAAAGGTTTGTTGAGCGATACAGCCCAAAAACCAACACCACAGATTTGGGTGAACGAACTTCAGAAAACAGTTCCGATGGATCAAGCACCAGTATTGATGGGACATTGTCCAGAAGTGCAGGAGTCACAGCCAATACAGAAGACTTCTCTGTGGAGCAAAATCAAAGGTCTATTCAAGAAGAACTAGATAGGGTAGCAGATTTTGATAGTTTGGGGAGAAGAATAACTCCCCATAGTGAAGTAGAACATCATAATGAAATGAAGAAAAAGACTATTGAAGTTGAAGTAGATGAATTACAAATTTATAAAAAGGTATAATGATGACTAAGATAAAAATGATCTTAATACTTTCTGTATTGTCGTTGACTGGATGTGCGCAGCCAGTTTACTACTATCAACAACCAACATACTATCCTCAAGTTTATGTAACACCATCTTCCCAATATTACGTTGTACCACCAAGATGTTATTGGACACAAAGATATATTCCGCAGTATCACGCCTATCAACGTGTAAGAGTGTGTAGTTGATAGGTATGGTAAAGTTCATGTCATGTGTCCTATTTCTTGTCTGCATTACCCTATGCTTTACTTGGGGGTTTTTGGACGTTTTGCAGACTTTTATAGCCAAATAGCCTAATTTTACCCATAACCCTACAAACTGTAGGGTTTTAACCCTTACAAGTCGTTGATTTGTAAGGGTTTTTCATTTAAAACAGTGCTTTACTTTAATTCAGAATGCAAGTATAATTATTATATTGAGTTGAGAAAACATAAGGAACTGTATGAAATTACTGACCGTTGGAAACCCCAAGTTGATGAAAGGCGAAAAGAAAGGTTATCTGTCTTTCGTCCTGCACTTCGCCCCAGCTGATTTGTCTGGTAAAGAAGTATGCCCCAAGCGCACAGCTGGGTGTACCTTTGGTTGCCTCAATACCGCTGGTCGTGGTGGTATCATGAAAGCTGGCGAAACAACCAACGTGATTCAGAAGGCACGTATTCGCAAGACTAAGCAGTTCTTTGACAATCGCTCAGGTTTTTTGAGTGAGTTAGAACAGGAAATTGGTAAGGCTATAAAGCATGCCGAGAAGAAAGGTTTGATCCCTGTATTTCGCTTGAATGGTACATCTGACCTATCATGGGAAAAGTATGGTATAATTGAGAAGTTTCCACAGGTACAGTTCTATGACTATACAAAGGTTCCAGGTCGTAAGGTAAAACACTTATCAAATTACCACCTCACGTTCTCGAAAGCTGAGAGCAATGATCTTGATGTAAGTCTGGCGTTGAGCAATGGTATGAATGTGGCAGTTGTATTTAAACAGCTGCCTGAAGTATACCGTGGTCGTACAGTGATCAACGGTGACGAAACTGATCTCCGCTTTCTTGATCCAAAGAATGTTATCGTTGGCTTGAAAGCCAAGGGTAAAGCAAAGAAAGATACCTCTGGATTCGTGGTGGCATAATGAGAAATATTCTAGAATTTCGTCCAACTTGTATCAATAGAGGGTGTAAGAAACCTGTGACATACACCAAAAAGAATACAGATGGAACACATCGGTGGATTTCTATATGTGGTCATTGTTCAAAGGCGCAAATAGGTAAAATTTCATACGCAGCTGGGGTTACTTCATATAGAACTGGCATCTGCGAAAACAAAGGTGGTAGACTAGGTTTTAAATGTGCTGTGAATCATAAACTTCTTCCCAAAGGTTTGCACATAACTGAAATTGATCATAGGAATGGAGACTACACCGATAATCGACTATCGAATATACAAGAATTGTGTGTGGTGTGCCACAAGATTAAAAGTAAACTATCTGGCGACTTAAATCGTTGGAAAAAACAAGCTGCTTAAAATGAAAATTAAATTAAAATTGAAGATTAAAAAAGGCAACCCTGTTGCCAAGGATCTACGCACGCCTAAGTACAAGCTGCGAGTTGTCTTGAGTAAGAAATTGTACAAACGAATTAAAAGGGTTCAACATGAATGTCAATAAGTTTTTGGAAAGTTTAGCTGCGAATGCCTCACGCAATTTCAAGATCGAGCAACTTAATGCTAATAGCGATAACGAAATTCTGCGTGAGGTAATCCGCTTGGCTCTGGATCCCTTCACGAACTTTTACATTCGTAAGATTCCAGCATATACACCAGACCAGCGTTTCAGTTGTGGTTTGAAAGATGCCATGCGTATGTTACATGACCTATCGGAACGAAATGTCACAGGTAATGCTGGTATCTTTCACTTGTCTAGAATTCTATCTGGCTTGAGCGAAGACGACGCCAAGGTTATTGAGCGCATCATCAAGAAAGATTTAAAGTGTGGTGTAGAAGTATCAACTGCCAACAAAGTTTGGAGTGGTTTGATTGCTGAATATCCTGTGATGTTGTGCTCTCCCTTTGAACAGAAGCTGGTTGATAAGATTAAATTCCCTGCCTATGCTCAAATGAAAATGGACGGTATGCGTTTCAATGCAATTGTCAAGGGTAAGACTTGCGAATTTCGCTCACGCAACGGTAAAGAAATCCTGTTAGATACAGATCTAAAGGATCAGTTCGTGGCGCTTGCCGCTGGCAGTGACATGGTATTTGATGGTGAACTTTTAGTCATGCATCCTGATGACCACCAATTTATGGATCGTCAGACAGGTAATGGAATCCTAAACAAAGCAGTGAAGGGAACTATCTCGGCGAAGGAAGCAGACATGGTTCATGCAACTGTTTGGGATGCGATACAATATGTTATGTTTCAGGATTCTTACTGCGATACAACCTATGCTCGTAGATTTTCAAAACTTAAAACAATACTCGATGTAATTCCCTTTAGCACACCAAAGAAAATTTGGATGGTAACAAATACGATTGTTGAGACAATTGAGGAAGCCACTGCCATTTTTGAAGACTACCTATCAAGTGGTTACGAAGGTATCATTCTAAAAGATGGGTCAGGAGTTTGGGAAGACAAACGTGCAAAACATCAGATCAAGTTCAAGGGCGAACTAGAGTGCGACCTAAAAATTGTTGGTACTGAACCACACAAGAAGAAACCTGAGTGGCTCGGTGCAATTATCTGCGAATCATCAGATGGTGTTGTTAAGGTTAATGTCGGCTCAGGGTTCAAGGAACACCATCGCATCAATCTGAAGTCTGAAGATCTGATTGGTAAAATTGTTGCAGTTAAGTACAATGCTCGCATCAAAAACAAGCAAGGAGAGGACAGCTTGTTCTTACCTATCTTTGTGGAAGTCCGAGATGACAAAGATGATGCTGATTCTAGCAAAGAAATTAAATAGTTGCAAATTGACGAAAATTAAAAAATACGGTATAATAGTTTTATAGAGTTGAATTGGAAAACAAAAATGAGTAATTCAAGAGTGTTACAAAGTTTTGCAGCAAGATTCAGTAAAACGCATTTCGATTGCGACAATAAAGATCATCTGGATAATTTTAAAGAATTCTTACTTTCTGGTCGTTGGGGTGAGGGTGGTTGTAAGTATGTTTTAGAATATCCTTACCTATCTGTTCCTGACATGATTAAAGATAAACTTGTTCATAAACTATTGAAAATTGAAAAGGTAACAAATGAAAGTCGCTATTAATACTTGTTTCGGTGGTTTCGGGATCACTGATGCTGCATTTGAGAAGTTGTTAGAGCGCAAGGGTATTGCCTTTGTGGAAGTTAAGAGTGAGAGTGGATTTCTTGGTTCTCAGTATTATGAAGAAGGTCATGCTGGTTCCAATGAGCACTACATTTCTATGCATGATTTAACGGCAGATCGTGCTGATCTTGACTTGATTGCTGTTATCGAAGAAATGGGTTCAGCATCTTGGGGTGCATACTCAGAAATCAAGATTGTCAATATCCCTAACGGTATTGACTGGTATATTGATGAGTATGATGGTAGAGAACACGTGGCAGAACGTCACAAAACTTGGAATTAATATGAGAGAAGAACTTGATCAGAAATTGTGTGCAGATTACCCTTTAATCTTTAAAGATCGTAATGGTGATATGAAGTCCACATTAATGTGTTGGGGATTTAGTTGTGGTGATGGTTGGTACACTATCATTGATCAGCTATGCTCTATGTTAACGGGTGAGTACAATCAGAAAAAGAGTGCTTACGACTATGTGTCTGGTAGACTTGGTGAGCCTATGTATGGTTACAAACCTGACGGTAAACCCTCTGGAGAATTCGTCACGCAAGAAATGTTAGACAAACGCAAGGCTGAAATGGATACTGCTGCTCTAACAGTTCCTGTTGCCGTACAGGTTAAGGAAAAGTTTGGTGGTCTACGATTCTATGTACAAGGCGCAACGGACAAACACTGGAGTTACATCTCCTTTGCTGAGGGTATGAGTTATCGTACCTGCGAAGATTGTGGTAATGTTGGTCAGAGGTATACAATCGGTTGGCATCGTACTCTGTGTGATATTCATGCCGATATGGCTTTCGGTGATGAAGCTGAACAGTACCGTACCAAAACTGGATTGTATTCTGAGGAGGAAGATGATGTTCTACAGTAAAGATCAATTACAAGAAGTTAAGTTAAAACTGAAGTTGTTCATTGATGATGCGATGGTAAAGGATTATTATAAACCTATTCCCGAGTATGCGTTAACGGAACGTTGGACCGATGAGGATCGCCTGAAGCGTGGTTATAAACAACTTAATGGCGGTTGGGT